ATGGGGACGAGCAATCGCTCTCCCTTAGGCCTATAAAGGCCGCCAGCCCCTACCAGGGACTGGCCCACCCGAGTTTTAAGCGTAGGACTCGGGGCCTACCGGCACGTTCCAAGTGGTCTGCATCCTCGAACGGGAGATCCCGTTCGGGAAGCGTACACTTCAATAATGCTCCAGCGCCGCTGATTCGCGACGCTGGGGCCTTGGCGACCACCCGCATACCTCTCACAAGTGGGAGGTGCAGGTCATCGTCCCAACCATCGGAGCTCGGCCTAAACACCGAGATCCGACCGAGGATTGGAGATGTTTCTTCGACGACGGGAAGAGGAATCAAATCCTCTAAACCCTCGTCAAGGAACTGTGCGGCACCCCACAGGCCAGCCTTGTAAAGCTGGTTCCGCAGGCTCACAGTAGAAACGATCTCGGCAACGTCCCGGCTTGTCTGGGGCAACGCTTGACGTCGATAGACAACAGTCACATCGACGCCCGCGTAGTAATCCCGCCCGCAAGACTCCCTGAATGGGCCACCCAGGAAGCTCTTGGACTCGTTCACCTTCGCGCCTGTAAGACGCAGCAAACGAAGACAAGCAGGTGTCTCGCGTGTAGGGACGACAATGTCATCCCCAAACACGCGAACCTCCTTTGCCAAGCTCAAAAGCTGGCTTTTGGAGGGACTGGTGGTACGGTAACGGCTCGATGCTACAGAATGGGCGGCAATCGTCGCAAAGACGATGCTCTCCACCGGAAAACATAGAGCCGAGCCCATTGACGCGAACTTGGATAAGGCGATAACGCCAAACCCAGGTACGTCAGCTCTTGTTGATCGCGTAGCAAGCAGGTACCGCAAGATCTGCGGGAACCGGCTAAACACAGCTTCGACAAGCGCCGTACTAACTCGGTCTGAAGCCTCAGACAGATCAATCGTAGCAAGATGGCCACGAGTAGACCCAGCTTTGGCCATCCTCTGGTTTGGCTCTTGATCACAAAGATCAACGAAGTGAGCCCCACCAGAGAATTCGCGTTTAAACTCGCGAAGGAGAGCCTGCTGTGCAAATTGAACAGCAGACGGCTCCATCGCAATGACGCGAGCCTTGTTAGCCGTCTTAGGGACCGCGACAACCCGAACGGGTATCTCGGCCCCAGGCGGAGTAAGAACAACCTGGTCCACCTCCTCGTCAACCCAAGTGGCTGACAGGAACTCCTGGATTGGAGCAACCTCATTCAGGCGCTCCGTCCAGTACAAACGGTCGTACTTCTCGTTTCCGAGAACACGATCCGCGGTTGCACCAGGTCCGTGCTTCGGCACAAGACGCCCATTATAAATGGCGTCTTCGATGCGCGTTAGCTTGTCACCAAACAAGCGCGCAGCAGTAACCGATAACTCGTGAGCTAACAGCGGGTCAAGTTGCTGCTCTCTCAGTTCGTCCTCGCATTTGACAAATGCGTCAAACGACAGCCGCGCATAGCGGTCGGCGCACACAGCGAACACCTTAC